TTCTTGCAGCTTGCGAGGAGTACCACGAATGTGTCATCACATGCAACCGTCAGCATACAAACTTAATGGTTGCAACAGACGCTACATGTAGTGGTTTACAAATCTTATCGGGCCTCGCCCGTGACGAGTCAACCGCAAAGTTAGTCAACGTCGTACCAGGGGATCATCCCATGGACGCATACAGAGTTATAGCTGACACAGCTAGACCGAACGTACCAGAAAGCGTACAACCTTTCATGGATCGTAAAGTTACTAAGCGAACAGTTATGACAATTCCTTACAATGCTAAACCCTTTTCTAACAGGTCATACATCCGTGAGGCACTGAAAGAAAAAGGCGTTGACATTGACAAGGAAGAACTGACAGAAACAGTCAAAGCTGTCAGAGATGCAATGGACAGGATTGTTCCTGGCCCTATGCAGGTGATGAAGTGGATAGAAACGGAAGTAGCTGCTGCCATTGATCGTGGCGAACAAGAAATCCAATGGGTCACACCATCAGGGTTTGTTGTCACGCAACGTCTTATGAAAAAACAATTCGAGCAAATCAATCTGAATTTGCTTGGTAGATGTCGAATCAAACTTGCTACGGGTGACACCGACAAGGTTGACAAAGCACATCATAAAAACGCTACTGCTCCGAATCTAATACACAGTCTTGATGCAAGTCTCTTGTGTCTATCTGCACTCCGCTTCAACGCACCGATTTCCCTCATACACGACTCGGTTCTATGTCGTGCTACTGACATGGGTATTCTTTCAGCCATTGTTCGTGAGACATACATGCACCTATTTGCGGAGCATGACTACCTCATGACATTTGCACAACACATCGGTGCAGAAACAAAACCTCCAATTATTGGTGACCTAGAACCGTCAACGGTAATTGATTCCACCTATTTTTTTTGTTAATGGCCCGCACCATTTTTAAAACTGAAGAGCCTGTTATTCTTGAAGGTTTCCAAGCTGTACTCAAACCTAACAAGTTTGGTTTCAGTCTCTCTGCAATTGTCGGTGATGACGTGGTTGATCAGCTTGAAACTGATCGCCCTAGCAGCCTTGCATGGGCTGAGTCAAAACTGAAAAACCCTAAGCGTTCAACCCTCAAGCCTGAGCCTTGGGAAGAGGTTGCAAAAGGTAAGTACAAGATCAAGTTTTCTTGGAAAGACGAGACCAAGCCTGTCATTGTTGACACGGAAGGGACTCCTGTCACTGACGAAAACGTTCCGGTTTACAGCGGAAGCAAAGTCAAGCTTGCCTTTTACCAAAAGCCGTACGTTCTGAAAGATGGCGTGACCTATGGAACCAGCCTCAAGCTAGTTGGTGTACAGATTGTCTCGGTTTCATCCGAAGCTGGTACTGATGTTGGTGACATGGACGACACTGACGTGGCAGACCTGTTTGGTAAAACCAAAGGCTTTAAGCAAAGTGAACCTAACGTTATTGCTGACCAGCAAGGCGAAGCTGTGGAGGATGACTTCTGACAATGGCTTTCCGCTCCCGATTGGAGGAGAAAGTCGCTGACCTGTTGGTTGACCTTGACGTCAAGTACGAATACGAAACCGTCAAGGTTGACTACACCATTGCCCACATTTACAAACCAGACTTCATCTTGCCTAACGGCGTGCACTTGGAATGTAAAGGGTACTGGGACAGTAAAGACAGGCGCAAAGTCAAAGCAGTCAAGGAACAAAACCCTGACCTTGACCTTCGAATGGTCTTCCAAGCTCCTTACAACACAATATCTAAAAAATCTAAAACTACATACGCCCAATACTGTGAGCGATTAGGCATTTTATGGTGCTCTTTCACGAACATCCCGGTAGCGTGGCTCATGTAGAGAACGAGTTTATACGGCACCTCCCGTGCCCTAACTGCGGTTCTTCTGACGCTAACGCAATCTACACCGATGGTCACACGTTTTGTCACAAGTGTCACTACCGCACGCACGGTGATGGCACGCCGTCCCTTCACAATCACACAATGGCTGCCGTCGAGCTTCAAGGTTCTGCTTCAAGGTTGTCTCAACGAAAGATCAGCGAAAAAACTGCTGAACTCTTCAAAACCTACAAGGATGGACAAGTTCTTCGGCATTATTACTTTGATGTGGATGGAAAGTTACTTGGGGCTAAGGTAAGAACAAAGGATAAAGACTTTCGTTGTGAAGGCGAGGTCAAGACTTTGTTTGGAATGCAGAACTTTCGCCACAAGACTACAAGCAAACAAAAAAAGCTTGTAATTACAGAGGGTGAAATGGATGCCATGGCCTGCTACGAGGCACAACCCTGGGACGTGGTCAGCATTCCTAATGGGGCTGCCGCGGCCAAAAAAGCAATCCAACATAACTACGAATGGATTGCACATTACGACAAAGTAGTTCTATTTTTCGACAACGATCCTGCCGGTGTACAAGCGTCTAAAGATGCTGCAGGTGTCCTACCACCTGGCAAGGTGTTTATCGGCTTTCTAGAAGGCTACAAGGACGCCTCAGAGGCTCTA